GAGCCTTACGATCGGGTCATGGTAGATCGTGACGGCAGCACTGCCGCCTTGGTCGAGATTAAGGTGCGCAACTACGACATCGAGTATTTGGTGACGCATCACTATCTGCTCAGTCTGAGCAAGGTGAAGTCGCTGAACGCTGCTGCGAAACGGCGCAGCGCAGTACCGCTAGTGATGGTGGTCTGTGCTGATGCCGACTTCCTGCTCGATCTGCGTGACGAAACAGGTACGAGTCTCAAACGACTGCCGCTAAATGATCGTCACTTTGACGATCGCACTGGCGAGACTCAGATGCGATACGAATGGCTGATGACATTCGCTGGCGCACGATTCCTGCCGATCGACATCGTGAGCAGACTGCTATGACATGGTGGCGAGATAGGGCTGCATGTCTCGGTAAGTCTGGCGACATCTTCTTTCCGACTGAACGGAAGTTCACAAGCAAGACATGGGCTGCTGCTCGTGCGCTGTGCGCAAACTGTCCTGTTCGTGAGCAGTGTCTAGCGACGGCTCTTGCTGTCGATGTCACCGAAGATCGCTGGGGCATGTTCGGCGGCATGACACCGAGCGAACGCAGGTATCACCGACGCAAACTGGCAAGGGAAGTGTGATGATCGACGATGATGATCTGCCCGACTGGGAAGAACTCAGTATCGGTGAGCCGATGAACGACACCTATGGTGCTGTCTGTGCGATGCTCACCGAGCACATGGTCGATGCTGAGCGTCTGAACAGGTGGCTGCTCGGTCTGATGATCGCATCACTGCACTCGTGTGATGGTCTCGAACTGCATCTCGAAGATGCGCTGAGCACTGTCCAAGTCATGAGTCATGCTGACATGGCGATCGCAGGATTCGACACGATGAACAGTCTCGTCGGTATCGTCAAGCAAGAAAGGAAGGCGAAGCGTGGCAGACGATCGCAAGGGTGAATGTCAAGGCAACGCTGACCGCTGCACGCTGAGTGCAGCCTGCCCGAAGTTCGGGCTGCTAGGTCGTGTCTCTCGTGATGGCAAGCGCAGAGTCAAAGGCTGCGGTGATCCTGTCGCTCGTGGCAAACGCAACCGATCAAAGGGTGACAGCAAGGCTCGACGAGCACGCAAGATGCTCGGTATCGCAGGTGCGAACACACGCCACGAAGAGTTGTGGGGTGGTGCGCTGCGTGTCGAAGTCAAGGCTGGTGCTCAGATCGAGCCGATAGCGACTCGATTCAGGGCTGCCGAAGCGCAGTCGCAGGCTCAGCGTGCGCTCGGTGATCACCGTGCGTTCGTACTCGTAGCGATGCCAGACGGTGAGAGCGATGGTCTGTGCGTGCTGCGACTATCGGACATGAGCCAGATCATGCACCTGCTGCGAGAGACAGGTCACTTGTAGATGTTGAACGACCGAAGGGGGTCACGATGAGTATCAGACTGATGACATGGGTGTGGGCAAACTCGCCGTACAGCGGCGAGCGACTGCTGCTGCATCTCGCTCTTGCCGATTTCGCTAATGATGACGGCGTGTGCTTTCCTTCGCACGGTACTTTGGCGAAGAAGGCACGCTGCTCGATGAGTTGGGTGTCTAAGTCGATTCGGCAAATGGTCGCTGATGGTTTGGTTGAGATCGTCGAGCCTGCTGGTGAAGGTCGTGGCAAGGTGGGTAGATACCGACTTCTGAAAGGTGGCACAGAGTCCGACCTTTCGGGTCAGTTAGGTGGTACTTCGACAGGCGTTAGGTCAGACTCTGCTAGGTCTGACTCTTATTTACTCAACCGTCAAGAACCGTCAAATACTGACAATGACTTTGAGCGGCTCTGGAAGCAGTACCCACGCAAGACAGCGAAGGGCAATGCTCGACGCTCATTCGATCGGGTTATGAAGCGCAGTGACGCACCGACCGTTGATGTGCTTATCGCTGCCGTCGAGAGATACGCAGCCCAGTTCACCAGCGGCAAGACCGACATGAACTACTGCGCACATCTGGCGACATGGCTCAACGGTGAACGGTGGCTCGACGAAATCCAGTCAGACAAGACTCAGCCAGCAGTAGCGCATGTACCCAACGAGATACGCACCGCTGAGAGCACCGCAGCAGCGTTCGTACACACACGACGCTCGGAAAGCGAACTGCTAGATTTGTTGCAGACCTACTCGCCTGCTGCTCGAAGCGCAGCACTCGCCGTCTATCGCACCATGAAAGCAGGCACGCAATGAACAGATTTGCAGCCATAGTTCTGAGTCTCATCTTCTCGCTGCTCGGTGTCACCGTCGCCGAGTCATACGGTGATCGCAAGATCACCGACATACCGCCCACGACTGGTAGCACGGCGGCATCGAGCAGCACCCTTGTCACCACCACGACTACGACGACTGTGCATGTATCCCCTGATGCACAGTGTCCGATGTGGTGGTCACTCGCACTTAGCGTCGGCTTCACAGCCGAACAGATGCCGACACTCGATCGCATCATCTACCGTGAGAGTCGATGCGATGCGACGCAACTGAACGCCAGCGATCCGAACGGCGGCAGTATCTCGCTCACGCAGATCAACATGTTCTGGTGTCTGCCATCTCGCTACTATCCATCTGGTTATCTGCAATCGGTCGGTGTGCTCAATACCTGCGATGATCTCTATGAGCCTGAGATCAACTTGCGTGCAGCACTCGCACTCGTCGCATACAGCGAGAGCGTCGGTCTGTCATCGTGGCATCAGTGGGCGTGGCTCTAATGTGCCGCTAGTGCTGTTCTAGTGGCTGCTATTCAGCCGCAAAGGGTCTAGGGCTATGACGACGACCAGAACGATCTCGAACCGCTTAGACAGGCTCTAATAGAACTTTGGTCTAGATAGATAACTAACGGCTAGAAACAACTGAAATACTTAGTGAAATACAGTATTGGACAGAGTTATCTAGACACGCTATGCTTGAAGTATCGCCACAAGGGGTGGCGAGATAACGAAGGGAACAGAGATGATCACCACCACACACACACTCACCACGAGCGAAGGAATCGCAGTCGATGCGATCTCCGACTCGCACTGGCGGCAGTCAGTCGAGCAGCAGCACAAGAACGCAAAGTTCTCTCGTGACGATGCGGCTCACAACGGCGGCTGCTCGATGTGCGGTCGCAAGATGAGTCGCAAAGCCGCAGAGCAGGCTTGGCACATTCACATGACCGTCAACGGCGATCTCGTGCCGATGAATGCAAACATGGGCGATGACTCGCAAGGCTGGTTTCCAGTCGGCAGCGAGTGCTCAAAGATGATCCCACTCACGCACCGTCGCAAGGTGGGTGCGTGACATGGCTCGCACAAACTTCCAGTGGGGTCTCGGCTCAGACATCGAATCACAAATGTCACAAGAAGCAATCGAGTTAGTGCTATACGCCGAGAACGACAGCGGCTGCTACAACGCATACATACTGCCAATGCTCAAAGCATGTGAGAAGAAGTATCTACGAGCGCAAGGCGACCTAACGAAGATGCTCAACGGCTTCTCTCGCATCGCCTGCCCGATCGCTCGTCAGTACATGCTCGAACACGGCTCAATGACAGACTCGTGGCACAGCGTGTTCACCGTCAGCGTACGACGAGAGTTTGCACGATACTTCGCCCAATACTTCCTGAGCGAGTTTCACGCAGGCAACAGATTCAACACACCAAAGGTAGGTGCGTGACATGACGACATCAGCAGAGATCGCAGCAGCGACATCAGAAATGCAGAACGCAGTCGAGACCTACGGAATGCCAGTCTGGTATGTCAAGATCAGCACAGAGAAGCAGCGCATCGTGCCACTCGAAGTGCGGCGCAGCATTCTCGCAGCAGCACGACCGAGCGACGGCTGGGTGAATCAGAACGGCTGCTGGTACAAGGGCAGACTCGACGCACGAGAAACTCTGCGCCAGTGGGCTACACAGAATGTGTATCAGGTGATGACAGTCGCCGAGATTGCAGCAGCAGCCGATGTCACGCAGTCGGCAGTGCGCACGATGATCTCAGAGCGTGCCGACATCTTCCGCAAGTCAGAAGGTCGCACCTATGAAGTGCGTGACGCTGACGCAGACCGCAAGGCAGACAAGCGATGAGCGACACACCGATCATCGTCATACCTGCCGATGTTGCGGCTCGCATCGCTGAGACACACGCACGCAAGCAGCGTGAGCACGAACAGATGATGCAGCAGCAAGCAGAGCAGGCAGCGACACAGCCAAAGCCTGTCATCGTCAGCGAGCCAGTCAGACTTCATCTGGCAGACGACATCAACGATGCAGCCATCAGCGCAGTCACCGACCTGTTCGACACCTACCACGCAGACGACGACCAGCCGATCGACTGGTCATCATTCTGGGATCGACTGGAACGCTCAGGCTTCACCATCACACAGAGCGACTCACCAGCAGCGATGAAGATTCAGCGCATCGTGCGCAGACTGCGAGACTCGCAATGACCACCACACAGATCGCATCAGCAACCGCCGATACGAATACCACACACAAAGGGGATACACGAATGACAAATAAGAAACAGTCAGCCAGCCCAGCGACACCTATGAACTATGTGCTACTCGATGTGCGGCTCACCGTCGCAGTCGAGTCGTACTGGTGCGAAGAGCATGAAGGCGAAGCAACCGACTTTGCTATCGATCAGATGATGGAATCCTTCGAGAATCACAACGGTGTCGGCACCATCGTGCTCGGCAGCAACATCACCAGACTGCGAGTGCAGCCATGATCGACTACATCTATCGGGTGCAGGTCAGACACGGCGCAGGTCGTCACTGGCAGACAAAGTACGCAGTACCGAATCGCACACAGGCTGAAATGCTTTATCGTGGCGTGAACATCGGTCTCGGCTGGCAGAAGCGACTGATGCAGCGTGACGAGTTAGTAGCGCAGGCAGAGTCATGATCGCCGAGACATGGACAGGCTTCTTCACGATCGCCTGCATCGCACTGGCGTTCTTCTTCGCAGGCATTCTGTGGGAACACGAGAGCGCAGTCAAACGAGAAGAGCAGCGTGCCGCACGACGCAGAGCACATCGAATCAACACCAAACAGAAAGAAGGAAACTGAAATGAGCAGCGAAACACTCGAACACCTGAACACACAGGTACTGGTCGGCTTCACCGATCAGCGTGGCAAAGCATGGCACTACAAGGAAGATCACCAGTCAGCAGAACCGAATCACTACACAGGTGCGATACCAGTCGCAGATGTGCAGCGCAGACTGTTCTCATGGCAGGCAGTCGCTATGCCGATGCACATCACCGCACCAGACGGTACACAGTACGAAGTGCCGAACCGTCAGGCGATCGTGCGCAACGACAACTGGCAGGTGCTCGGCGTACCGTCGAAGGCGTATCAGCCACACCAGTACGACGAATGGCTGCTCACACAGGTAGCGAATCTGCTCGATGACAATCTCAGCATCGGTTCGGCAGGGCTACTCAAAGGCGGTGCAGTCGCATGGGTGCAGGTAGAGATGCCTGAGAACATGAGTGCAGCAGGGGTCGAGTTCAGACCGCACCTACTCGCCACGACTTCGTTCAACGGTGAGATTGCCACGCTCTACAAGCGCACCTGCACGATCGTCGTCTGCGATAACACTCGTGCGCAGGCTCTACGAGAAAGCGGCAGCGAGATCAGAGTGAAGCACACCAGTCAGTCACTGCTGCGTCTTGCAGACGCACGACAGGCTCTTGACATCGTTCACACTATGGGTACGAAGTTCGCAGCCGAGATTGAGCAACTGATGGCGTTCAAATGCAGCGATCGACAGTTTGATCGATTCCTAAGCGTGCTCGCACCAGCAGATGATCAAGAGAGTCAGCAGTCTCAGACTCGTGCTCACAACCTGCGTAACACGCTGCGTCAAATGTGGCAGACCGACATCAGATGCGCACCGTTCAGGGGTACAGCCTTCGGTGCTGTGCAGACAGTGAACACTTGGCGACAGCACATCAAGCCGACACGCAACGGTCGCAGCATGATTGAGCGAACGATGCTGGACACGCTGACAGGCGTGACCGAACTCGAAGATCGCAAGGTGCTCGACATGGTGCTGGCGGTGGTGTGATGACTACCGTGCTCTCACTGTTCTCAGGTGTCGGCGGCTTTGATGTCGGTCTGGAACGAGCAGGTATGCGCACGGTCTATCAGTGTGAGATAGATCAGAGATGTCGCAGCGTTCTGGCACGCCACTGGTCTGATGTTCCACGATGGGGCGACATCACGACACTCACAGGCAAAGAGATACTGAGTCACGCACCGCAGATAGATGTCGTCGCATGGGGAAGCCCATGTCAAGACTTGTCGATCGCAGGCACAGGCGCAGGTCTAAGCGGCACACGCTCATCGCTATTTCACGAAGGCATCAGAATCATCAACGAGATTAGAAAGGCAACGAATGACAAGTATCCACGAATCAGCATCTGGGAGAATGTTGCAGGCGCACTCTCATCAAATAAAGGTAGAGACTTTGGGCGAGTGCTCGCAACGCTGGCTGAATCAGGGGCGTTATTCAGCGAATGGCACACTCTCGATGCGCAATACTTCGGAGTCCCCCATCGACGCAGGCGAGTGTTCGTCATCTCTGTCTATGATTCTGGTGTCGTCACGAGATGTGCCGAGCCGCTTCTACCTGTCAGCGAAGGCGTGCAGCGGCGTGCTAAGACGAGCAGAGCGCAGGGGCAAGATACTGCCGAAGCGTCTGCACGATGCACTGAGCAGGGTCGCCTGTTTGACGAGCCAACACATCAGCGACTAGATGAACCGATTCTGTCGTTTGACACACAGTTCGGGTCAAATGCGAATGTGTTCGCTGATGTCAGTCCGACAGTGAAAGCATCGCAGTCGTCACCATCTGTGCTTGTGCCGTCGCTCGCTGTGCGTCAGCGTGAAGGCAAGGCGGGCGGTGGTAAGGGTCTGCTCATCTCAGAAGAGATGTCATTGACTCTGCTGAACGCCAACGAGCAGATGATCGTGCAGCATGACGATGATCATGATGTGCTGCGTCGTCTTGTGCCTGTTGAATGCGAACGCTTGATGGGCTGGTCTGATGACTGGACTCGCTATGCGGCAGACGGCAGCGAGATCGCAGATACGCAACGCTTCAAGATGTGTGGCAACGGTGTCGCATCACCTGTCGCACAGTGGATAGGTGAACATCTGATGCCGATACTGAGCGACTCGTGACTATGCTCACTGCTTCACAGTCAGGGGTACAGGGTGCGAGACAGCGACCTAGCAAATGCCATACACTTTCTTTCACGCATCTCAGTCGGTCGGCTCGACGAAGAACTGCTGATTCAGACTGTCGATGCGTTACGCAAAGAACTGGAACGAAGGAAGCATGAGCGACGGCAACGACAGACTGGCTGAGATGATCGAGTGGCAGGCACGCTGCTCTGACGCACAGAACAGCATCGAGCGTCTGCGTGAAGAGCGTGACGCACTGCTCAGCACCATCGTGTCAATGCGTCAGAAGGAAGATGCGCTCGTGACACGAGTGACAGAACTCGAAGCGATCGTGCAGCGCATGTCGCAGGAGATAGCCCGACATCGAGCAGACGGCGAACTCTACCCATGATGCTGATCGACTGGCTCGTAATCGGGCTGCTCGCAGCAGCGTTCATCGGAATGATTGCATACGACCGATCACTGTGACCGACACTGACATGTCACCGATTGCAGAGACACTCGTGCGCATGATGACTGCTGGCGAACTCAGATACATCGAGACACGCAACGGCATCGCACGCTACGAGATCATCAAGACAGAGAGCGACCCACCACTAGGCTCAGATCATGAGCCAGAAGGAACTAGAAACAGTCAGCGTCAGCATTGACGACATCACACCACACCCAAAGAATGTACGACAGGGCGACATCGGTGCGATCAGCGAATCACTGGAAGCACACGGTCAGTATCGGGCGATTGTTGTGCAACGCCTTACAGGTCACATACTCGCAGGGAATCACACATGGAAGGCTGCGAAGGCTCTCGGCTGGAAGAAGATCAGCGCACACTTCATTGACTGCGACGACGAGAAAGCGATGCGAATACTGCTCGCAGACAACCGTGCAAACGATCTCGCTATGTATGACCAACAAGCATTATCAGACTTGCTAATCGAACTGAACAAGACACCCGACGCACTTATCGGTACTGGATACACAACAGACTTTATTGACGAACTATGCGCCGACCTATCAACGACACTCAAAGACGAGTTCGACAAGATCGACACAGACCTACCTACCGAACACAGATGCCCGAAGTGCGGCTATGAATGGTCAGGCAGTTCGCAGTAATGAAACAGCCGTATCAAGTTCCATCACTAAGCGAGATACAGAAGATCAAAGGCACTAACCGCTTCACAGCGATCTCAACTTTCTCAGGTTGCGGTGGCTCTTGTCTTGGATTAGAAATGGCAGGCTACGACATTCGAGTTGCCAACGAGTTCATCGAAGCAGCAAGAGAAACCTATGCAGCGAATCACCCATCAGTCGTTCTCGACGGAAGCGACATCAGAAACATTACAGGTGAACACCTACTAGAACTTGCCCAACTGAATCGCTACGAAGTCGATCTGCTCGAAGGTTCACCACCTTGCGCATCATTCTCAACAGCAGGCAGCAGACACAAAGGCTGGGGTACGGTCAAGGACTATTCCGATTCATCTCAACGATCTGACGATCTGTTCTTCGAGTTCGCACGACTACTTGACGACATACAACCGAAAGTCTTTATTGCCGAGAATGTCAAAGGACTCGTAACAGGATCAGCCAAAGGATACTTCAAGATGATTCTGACTCGCCTCAGAGATGTCGGCTACAAAGTCGAAGTCCGACTGCTTGACGCATCGCTGCTCGGAGTACCACAGAAACGGCAAAGAGTTATCTTCATTGGGGTTCGCAACGATCTCGGAATCAGACCAGTGTTCCCAAAGCCGAATAAATACCACTACACACTTTATGATGCGCTAGGCAAGTCACTAAGTGTTCCAGAGAACTGCGGCGACATCGATCCTGAAACTGGAAAGAACCTATCGCTACGAGACTATGCAGTTGGTACAGCATACGGTTCGCTACCACTTGGCAAACACGACTCTCGCTACTTTCAACTATGCCGACCCGACCCAAATAAACCTTCACCTACGATCCTTGCTTCAATAGGAAATGTAGGTGGCGCAAATCCCAAACACCCATTTGAGTGTCGAAACTTCAACCTTCAAGAGATAAGACGCATTTGCTCATTCCCAGATGACTTCATACTGTACGGAACATTCGAGCAGCGAGCCGAACGACTAGGCAGAGCCGTACCACCGCTGATGATGAAAGCAGTCGGCGACACTATTCGTAGCGAGATACTGAGCAAACTATGACGAATCACTTTGACATTCCCAGAGACTGGACTTTCAAGAACAGCGAAGTAGTACACGCATTCGATCGCCATGTTCGAGAACAACTACCATTCTACGATCTCGTGTCAGGCGCAGTAGCGCACATCGCAAGACATTACCTACCGCAAGACGGACTGCTGTACGACATCGGCGCATCAACAGGCAACATCTCACAACTGCTAGCCGAAACAATAAGCAAACGAAACTGCACCTGCGTAAGTATCGACAACGCTGAACAGATGCAAGACAAGTTCGCAGGAGTAGGAACACTAAGCATCGCAGACGCTTGCGACTACGACTACCAACCGTTTGATGTCGCAGTTCTGTTCTTAGTTCTAATGTTCATACCAGTACACAAACGACAAGCATTCATCGCACGACTACTCGACCAACTACGAACAGGTGGCGCAATCCTCATCGTGGATAAGATCGCAGACCACAGCGACTATGTCGGAACGATTATGAGGCGCATGACCATCGCAGGCAAAGTCTCGTCAGGAACAAGCGCACAAGACATACTTGACAAAGAACTATCACTCGGCGGAATACAGAGACCACTCAAACTGAACTCTCTACCGATACACGCACAAGAGTTCTTCCGTTGGGGCGAGTTCGCAGGCTGGATACTCGAAGCCGAATAAGTATGCCTATCCAGCGACCCTGCCTAAACTGCGGCAAACTGACATCACAGACAACTCGCTGCGAATACTGCCAACGACACCACGACTCGCTCTATGACGCTGACTATCGACGAAGAGCACAACGCATCAGAGAACACGCCACGCACTGCCACATCTGCGGCGAAGGCGCACGACCAGACGACCCATTCACCGCAGACCACATACGACCACGAGACCGCACCAGCCCACTCGCACCAGCACACAGATCATGCAACACACGCAAGAGCAACCGCACCGACTGGCAACACAAGTGAACAAGCCGTGCATCTGCGACAAGATCGCCGACCCGACCTGCGAGCCAGACGACGACGACAACGACGACTGACCCCCCCCACCCCCACCGATGCTGTTTCTTCGTAGCCGACCCCCCTACCCGACACCTGCGGACTTCCACGCACAGTTCGGCGTATTATCGTGTTTTCTGAGAGAGAGCCAGTGAGAGAGAGACCAGCCGTGATGACGCAGCACAACGCATCTGTGGGGCTGTTTCGTGGGCGGTAAGGGATCGGGCAGGCGACCGAAGCCTGTCGAGCAGAAGCGCAGGCTGGGGAATGTCGGCGGCAGGAAGTTGCCGAGCCAAGCCGAGATCATCGCATTGCCGTCGCTGGCGAGCGACATACCTGAGCCGCATCGACCGTTGGGTGAGCATGGGCTGGCTCTGTGGCGGCGCATCTGGTCGTCTGGTGCTGCGTGGCTGCGACCTGCTCTTGACGGCGATCTGGTGCTGATGGCGTGCGAGATGACTGACGAGCGCAGCGTGCTGCGTCGGATCGTGTTCACTCAGCCTTCGTCGTGGCGTGAGCGTCGTGGTCTGCGTGAGATCGACCGCCAAATCACTAGCCTGCTTTCGCAGATCGGTTTCAGTCCTACCGACCGTGCCACACTAGGGATAGGGGATCACAAGCAGCATGAGTTCGCCAAGATTAGGCAGCGCATCGAAGCGAAGCGTTCTGCTGCCAGCGAGTAAGTGGTCGCCTGCGTTCTACACGCCACGCATCTCGAAACTTACTGACGGCGATGAGATCATCAAGTTCGCTGCCGATCACTTCGTAGTGCTGAAAGGTTTCAGGGCTGGTGAGCCGCTGACATTTACCGCATGGCAGAAGTGGCTGCTGCGATCTCTGTTCGAGCGTGACGAGCAGACTCAGCGTCTGCGGTATCGGCGTGCGCTCATCGGTCTGCCACGCAAGCAAGGCAAGTCGCTGATGCTGTCGGCTGTCGGTGTCTATGGGATGATTACAGGTGAAGCAGGCGCAGAAGTGTATGTGGTCGCTGGCGATAGACAGCAGGCTCGCATCATCTTCGGTGAAGCAAAGCAGCAGGTGCAGATGTCACCTGTGCTGAGTCAAGAGTGCAAGGTGTATCGGGATGCGATTGAGATGCCACGCTTC